CGGACAGCGAAACCTATGTGATGCCAGGCCGGGCCCTGATCCATGGCCAGTTCCCGAAGTGGCAAGCCATCCTGCCCGACTTCTCCAAGCTGAAGCCAGGGATGGCATCTTCCATCCAGGCCAAGTTCCTGGCGCTGTTCGACAAAGTCGCCCCCAAGGGCCAATTCAGCTCCGTGCGCTTCTGGCACCAGGACCCGGGCGAGAAGGTGACGGTGCAGGTATCCACCATCCCCGAGCTGCTGGGCATCGTCATGCCCATGCGTGACGACTGCGAGGATGGCCGCCAGCACTTCGGGCTGTTCCCCGCAAGCGAGGCCAAGAAGGCCAAGTCTCGCCGGGGCTGAATAAAAACAGTAGCAATCAGAGCACGCCAGTTAAGCGCTGGCGTTAAAAAGTAATGAACATTTACACACTCAACGCCGCAATCAATGAAGCCCAGCGCTTCATCGACCGAGCCAAGACGCTGCAGGCCGTGCACAAGCAAGCCTACGCAGGCAAAGGCGCAGCAGGCACGCCGCGCACGTTCTACGACTTCCCCAAGGATCAGGCGGCCGTGAAGCGCGCATCCATGGACCTGACCCGCGCGCTGGCTGACCTGCGCCGTAAGACCTGACGCCATGGCCAGCAAACGCAAGCCGGTGCCCGTCAACACGCCAGAAGGGCACAAGGCGGAAATCGCCAAGCTGATGCGCGGCCTGGCCGGCCGCCACGACCTGTGGCGCATCTTCTCGGACTTCGTGGAGATGGCGGCCTGCAGCATTGCCAACGCCTGCGACCGCGGCAATCCGCAGGCCACCCAGCGCGAGGCCCGCTACATGGAAATCGTGAAGGCCTACAGCCGGGACGACCTGGAGGCGTTCCCGCAGATGCTGGCCCACCTGACCATGGCGCTGGAGTGCGGGCCCGGCGACGTGCTGGGCGAGCTGTTCATGGAGCTCGAGTTGGGCAGCAAGTGGCACGGCCAGTTCTTCACGCCGTACTCGGTCTGCCAGCTGATGGCCCGCCTGACGCTCGGCGACCCCGAGACGCTGCGCGCCAAGGTCGAGCGCCAGGGCTTCGTGACGGCCAACGAGCCGGCCTGCGGTGGTGGTGCCATGCTGATCGCCATGGCCGAGGCCATGCAGGAGGCCGGCATCAACTACCAGCAGCGGCTGCACGTCACCGCCCAGGACCTGGACCTGAAGGCCGTGCACATGGCCTACGTCCAGCTGTCGCTGCTGCACGTGCCGGCCTACGTGATCCACGGCAACAGCCTGATGGTCGAGCAGCGCAGTGTGTGGTGCACGCCGGCCCACGTCATGGGCGGCTGGGCCTGGAAGCTGCGCATGCGCTCCGAATGTTCGGAGCTGCCTTCGGAGGTCGAGGTCGCAACCCCGCCGTCGCTGCCCGCCGAGCACCAGGCGCCGCCGGAACCCTCGCCTGTGGTGGCCACGCCGGCACCATTGCCGCCGCCATCGACCTGGCAGCAAGTCGGCCTTTTCTGACGGCAAAGCATTGCCACCGTTTTACGCGGTAAATAAGCGGCTACAATGCCGCAGAATCAACACCAGAGTAAATATTTGCCATGACTACGACTGAACGCGAGCAGCGCCGCGCCGAGTTCAACCGGGTTTTCGACGCGATCCCGGCGAAGAACGACGCCGAGCGCATCGAAAAGATTTGCACCATCCTCGGTTACCAGCCCCACACGATCCGCGTGCTGCGCGTGAAGGGCAAGGCCTGGAAGGTGATCCCCCAGGCCAAGCTGGACATTTTGAAGCGCGAACTGCAGCGCGAGGCCAAGGCCGCCGTGCAGGCCTGACAGGTTTGCGCGTGGATAGACTGGCCGGTTGAAAAGCACTGCTGGGTGCCTGCCACGCGCTCTTTTTTTCCAGCAACCCTCTCCAGCAAGGGCATTATGGCAACGACAGCGAGGGCCGAGACATGACGGCGGCCCACAGCAATCCATCCATCAGCGACAACGCCATCGATAGCGGGCGCGCCGACATCGTAGAGGTCGTCGGCCGCTATCTGCCGCTGACCAAGCAGGGCAAGGAACACGCGGCCTGCTGCCCATTCCACGGCGAGCGCACGCCCAGCTTCAAGGTCAACGAGGTTAAGGGCATCTTCAAGTGCTTCGGCTGCGGCGAGCAGGGCGACGCCATCGACTTCGTCATGAAGTACGAGGGCCTGAACTTTCCCCAGGCCGTCGAGCGCATCGTCGGCAGCGCCGAGATTGGCGCGGCAAGCCCGATCCGGACACCACCCAAGGCGCCACGCGAGCCCAAGCTGCGCGCCATCCGCACGGTTCCCGAGACAGCACCGAAGCCGGAATTCAAGCATTGGCGCCTGGGCGCGCCCGTCAAGGTGTGGTCGTACTTCGACGCCGACGGCCACCAGGTCGGCTACGTCGCGCGCTTCGCCACCAGAAACCGCGACGGCAGCCCGGGCAAAGAAACCATCCCCATGTGCTGGACGGTCAACACCGAGACCGGCGAGCAGGACTGGAACTGGCTGTCGTTCGGCACGCCGCGGCCGCTGTACGGCGCCGAGCTGCTGGCCCAGCGCCCGCAGGCACCGGTGCTGGTGCTGGAAGGCGAGAAGACCGCCGACGCCGGCCGCCAGTTGTTCACGGGCTTCGTCGGCGTCAGCTGGCCAGGTGGCGGCAACGCCGTGGACATGGCCGACTGGCCGCTGCTGGCCGGCCGTGACGTCGTGCTGTGGGGCGACTGGGACGCCAAGGTCTACAAGGAAGACCACGCCCAGGCCGGCGAACTGATGCCGGAGCGCGAGCAGCCCGGCACCAAGGCCATGGAGCGCGTCTACGCCCACCTGCGCACGATTGCGAAAAGCATTCGCTTCGTGAAGCCCATGCCCGGCGCACCCGACGGCTGGGACCTGGCCGACGAAGCCCCCGACCCCGGCTGGACACCTCTGGCCTGGGCCCAGGCCAACACCGTGACGGCAGCCGACTACTTCGAGGCCCGCACCGCCGAGCCCGTCCAGGACGCGCAGCCCGACGCCGCCAACGACAACCAGCAGCCGGCACGCAAGCCCCGCGGCGCCGTGCCCATCGAGTTCGGCACGCCGCTGGACGTGTTCGGCATCCAGCCACCGCCGGCCATGCCCATGGAGGTGCTGCCGCCGGCCATCGTGAACTACGTCTGCGACCAGGCCGACCTGACGGGATGCGACCCCGGAATCATCGCGCTCGGCGCCCTGGTGGCGGCTGCGTCTTGCATCACCGACGGCATCCGCCTGCAGCCCAAGCGCCACGACCCCACGTGGACCGAAAGCGCGCGGCTGTGGGTGGCCTTCGTCGGTGACCCTTCCACCAAGAAGTCGCCGGCCATCAGCAAGGCCGTGCGGCACGTCAAGCGGATCGACGTCGGCATGGCCGAGGCCAACGCCAGCGCGATGGCCGACTACCGCTGGCAGCACGACAGCTGGAAGGAAGCCAAGAAGGCCGACAAGAACAACCCGCCGCCCGAGCCCAAGCCGCCGGCGCTGCAGCGCATCCTGGTGGAAGACATCACCGTCGAGGCGCTGTCGGACATCCTGAAGGACAACCCGCGCGGCGTGCTGGTGCTCAAGGACGAGCTGACGGGCTGGTTTGCCAGCATGGACGCCTACAAGGGCGGCAAGGCCGGCGCCAGCATGGACCGCGCCAAATGGCTGGAAGCCTACAACGGCGGCCGCCAGACCGTGGACCGCGTGAACCGCGGCAGCGTCGTGGTTCCCAACTGGTCGGCGTCCATCATCGGCGGCATCCAGCCCGACATGATCCGCCGCGTGGCCAGCGCCATGGGCAATGACGGCCTGCTGCAGCGTTTCATGGTGTTCTGCGCCAGGCCCGCCCAGATGGATGCCGACCACGCGCCGAACATGGACGCCATGCGCATGTTCGGCGAAATGTTCGACCACCTGGTGGCCCTGCAGCCCAGCGCCAACCACGTGCTGCTGACCGAGGCCGCCCACCAGAGCCGCGAGCGTGTCGCCCGCTACGCCAAGCGGCTGATCGACGCCATCGACCACGCCCACATCCAGGCGTGGCTGGGCAAGTGGGACGGCCTCTATGCCCGCCTGCTGCTGCTCTACCACGTCCTGGAGTGCTACGAGCACGGACAGCACCCGGTGAACGCCGAGGTCGGCGGCGAGACAGCCGAGCAGGTCGAGCACCTGCTGTGCGGCGTCCTGCTGCACCACGCCATGCACTTCTACAGCGAGGTGCTGGACGCCAACGACCGCCAGGACAGCGTGCGCCAACTGGCCCGCCTGATACTGGCGCGCGGCATCACCAAGCTGACGAAACGCGACGTCACCATGCTGTGGAAGGCCAGCCGCCGCATGCCGTGGTGGGAGGTGCGCACCATCATCGACCAGCTCGGCACCATGGGCTGGCTGGAGCCCGACGTCGCCGCCGTGGACACCGACGGCAAGCCCCGGGCGTGGTTCGTCAATCCTGCCGTGCACGAAACCTTCTCTGTGCAGGCCGAACGCGAGGCCCAGCGCCGCCGCGACGCCGCCGAGGCACTGCGCGAGCTGCGCGAGAAGTATTCGCCGCCGCAGGCCTAGGGTAAATCCTGAGAAGAATTTGGGGGCTTGACGTTTACCGGGTAAACAATCCGGCTATACTTCACGCAACGAAACAAATTCTCTCAGGATCAGCACCATGAGCACCGCCCAGCAATCACCAGCACCAAACGCAAAGCCATCTATTGCGTTCATGCACAAGATCATCAACGCTTTCTATGACCTTGCAGGCAACTGCACCGGAGGGAACCTGCACATCGTCACCGACGACTTCAACGTCGAGACACACCACGTTGAATGGTGCCGCGACCAGGCGCGCCAAAAAGGCGATCAAGACGGCGTGTTTCTGGCTGAGCTGTTGCTGCAATTCACAGAAGCCGAGCGCGAGAAAATTGTGTGCTATTTGCCAGGATTCACCGACGACGAACCACAGAGCGCCGGGGCAGCGGCCGCTGGCGGCTCGAAGCAAACCTCCATCGAGCGCTGACCCCACCGCCAAGCCCTGCGCGCAGGGTTTGCCAGTGTGATCAACCCACGGAGCTGCCATGAACAAATACCGCCAAACCGCCGCCGATCTCGACAACTGCTACGAGCAGGCCGAGCCAGAAGCCCTGGGCGAGCAGATTGCCGCCATCGCCCTGGCCCTGCTGATCGCCACCGGCATCGCCGCCGCCCTGGTGCACTGGTGGAGCGCCTGACCATGGCCACCGCCTACCACCCCGAAATCATGAACTGGGCGCACAACATGGAAAAGGCGCGCCGCAAGGGCGAATTGCTGAAGGCCATCGACGCAAGCCGCCGCAGCCAGGAGCAGGCCAAGCAGCTGAACCACCGGCACGACCTGCAGCAGCAGGCCGAGGCTGCGCGACTGGCCGGCGCCTGAGACAGCACCAGCCGCTTGCCCTGTGACAGAGGGCATGCGGGGCAATGTTGCCCAGCACCACCACCACCACACAAAATGGGAACACGTCACCTCATCGCCGTTCACGCCGACGGCCAATACAAAATCGCGCAATACGGCCAGTGGGATGGCTACCCCAGCGGCCAGGGCCTGACCGCGCTGGGCTTCTGCCGCACCATGGACCGACAGGCATTCGCCGAGAAGGTGCGCGCATCTCGCTTCGTGAACGATGCCGATATTGCCGCCATCAACGCCGAGCTGAAGCAGGACGGCACACTGATGCAGAAAGGCAAGAAGTACCAGCAGTTCAGCCGCGATCGCGGCGCCGACATCCTGCAGATCGTCAACGACGCACCGGCCGGCATCGTGTTGCGCAACGCCATCGGCTTCGCCGGCGACAGCCTTATGTGCGAATTCGCCTACGTGGTGGACCTCGACACCGGCACGCTGGAAGTGTTCCAGGGCTTCAACCGGGCGCCGCTGGCCGAGGGTGAGCGCTTTGCGGCACCAGGCCTAGAGCTGGAGAAGACCAACGGCTACTACCCCGTCAAGCACGTCAAGACCTACCAGCTGGACGCGCTGCCCACCGACGAGCAGTTCCTGAAGGACTTGGAGCCCCAGGAAGAAGACGAAGCCTAACAGCACCAGCCCCAGCCGCGTGACAGGCGGCTGTGACGGGCGCTGTGCCCTACACCACGCCCGGGCAGGCCGGGCAAAAACAACATGCCACTGTTCAAAGACTTCCTCGCCAAATGGCGCCGCTCGCCAGCCCAGAAGCTGATCGACAAGCAACTGGCCCACGCCCAAAAGATGGCGCTGGAGCACCAGGCGGCCGCCGACTACCACCAGGCCATGGCCGACATGTACCGCGGCCAGCAGCTGCGCCTGAATTCAGCCGTGCGGATTGAATGCACCGCAGCTGATTTCCTTGCGCTGTACAACTCGCGAGGCGCCATCACTGACAAGCCTTCCGGGACTGCTGAAGCATTCGTTACGGCGGCCGAAGCGCGATGCGGGCTGGGTGCAGCATGACGGCGCACGCCCAGGGACAGCTGAAGTCCAACGGAACCAGCCTGCTGATTGGTCGATATCGCATGGCGGTGAACATCACTGCCGGCGGCAGCGGAACATCGATCATCGAGAAGCAGATGGCCGCCCAGGCGAACGCCCGGCGCCTGGCGGCCTGCTGGAATACCTGCCAGGGCATCCCGACAGAGGCTCTGGAGGATGACGCGCTGCGCAAACTGCGCGATGACCGCGACCAGCTGCTGGCCCAGCGCGACGAGCTGCTGGCTGCGCTCCTGAAAATCTCCACGCACTCGCAGTCGCACGCCATGGTGCGCCGGATCGCCAACGACGCCATCGCCAAGTTGAAAGGAACAGCCGAAAAGCCAATGACGGCCAAAGAAGTGATGGATGGGGCTCTATCTGCATATTGCGGAAGACGGGGTGCGGTATGAACAAGGGCATTGCGGCAGCCATTGCCGAGCTGCGTGCCAGCCACGCGGCCACCACCCAGGGCAGCTGGGGCAAGGGCAAGACTAGCCACCACACGGCATCGAAGCGCAGAGCCGGCCAGCCTTACCACGTGGCCGAGTTCCGCCACGCCGACGACGCCAGCTTCTGCGACCTGGCCCACGCCAAAGTGCCGGCGCTGTGCGACGAGGTCGAGCGCCTGCAGGCAGCCCGCGACGAGCTCCTGGCAGCGCTGGTGGCCATGGACGAAGCCATGTGCAACGCCGGCAATCCGCACATGAGCGCGGAAATGCGGGCCCAGGGTCGCCAGGCCATCATCGCTGCCCGGGCCGCCATCGCCAAGCACAAGCCCACGCCATGACCCGCAGCCCCAGCAAAGGCCGCAAGCCGGCCATGACACTGGCCGACCTGGCGCCCCAGCAGCAGATCACCTGCTTCTGGTGCCGCAAGCCCAAGCCGGCGGCCGGCGCCAAGCCATTCCGAGCCCACCAGGTGTGCGCAGACTGCGTGCCGCTGGTGGGCAAATCGAAACCTGCCAAGACCACGAAACCATGACACTCACACCCAAGGGACAGATCGACCGCGAAGGCCGCGTGCACTTCGGAGACGCCAGCATCAGCGTATGGGAGGAAGGGCTGGACAGTCGCATGACCCACAAGCAGCGCGACGCCTGGGAACTGGCGTTCAAGCGCCAGGTGTTCGCCCGCATCGTGCAGACGCTCAACCGGATCGGCTGGAAGGTCGAACAGCCAGCCATCAAACCGCATGACGTCAAGCACTACGGCGGACTGGTGGCGCGCTGGGCCACGGAGAGGCGTCGCAACTGCAGCAAGGGCGACCTGAAAGGCGAGCTGGAGATCAGCGGGCGCGCCATCAAATTCGAGATGTGGCAGGGCGTGAACACGCCCACGCGCCCCGACCACGGCGGCCGCTACGAGAGCGACAAGGAAGCCTGCATGCCCTACGTGCTGCGCCTGGAAATGGAGCGCACGCGCCGCCGCATCCGCGACTACCTGTGCAACGTGTTCGCGGGCTACACCTTCAAGCCGAGCGATCCGACCATGGGGCTAATGGGAGTGACTGCCGAGGAAAAGGCTGCGCACGACCGGCGCACCAGTGGTCACTACGTGCCCGAGCTGGACCACGCCCGCACCCACGTGGAAAGCAACGCCCTGGCCCGCGATGGCGGCACGATCCAGCACGGCGCCCGCGTGTGGGCCATTGACCACAAAGGCCGCATCATCACCGGCACGGCCTATTACAGCCTGAACAACAACTGGCAGATCGTCACCGGCCGCTACGGCCTGACCTACGCCCACACTGGCAACATCTTCAGCACGTGCCCCGAGAACCTGCGCGTCAAGCGCAACGACCGCCAGCGCCGCAAGCGCCTTGAGGGCGAGCTGGCCAAGGCCGTCAAGGCCATGGACTTCCGCCGCGCCGAGGTGCTGAAAGGCATCCTGTGGCCGAAGCCCGAGCCGCTGTTCCACATCGTCAAGGATGGCGCCTACTTCCGCCCGAACTACAGCGGCTACACCATCGACAAGGTCGAGGCAGGCAAGTACACCGAGGCCGAGCTGCGCCCTTACGCTGGCGACATCAAGAACGGCAGCCTGCAGGCCGTGCCGGTAACCGCCTGACAGCGAAACCACCAAGCCGCCCAGCCCGCCCCGCGCGGGCTTTTTCATTTCCTGCCGCTGTCGTCGGAAATGTTTACCGCGTAAATATTCGGCTATACTTCACGGCAGGAAATAGTTTCAACAACCCACGCCCTGCGGGGCAATGAAAGGAAGGTATGAGCCAACACAACACCGGCGGCCTGCGTTGCCATGACGCCGACGCCTGCGCATTCGGACAAAAGCCTTGCCCTACGCCGTCCATCTGCGGCTGCGCGGCCACCGACTGCTCCGTGAAGGCAGGCACCCACAAGCCGACGGCCGCTGTGCACCAGATCGCCGAGCCCGCACTGCAGGCCCTGCGCGAGCGCATGCAGCACACGCACGCACGCTTCGGCCATGCCGAGCGCTTTGTCGAAGCGCCTGCTGCCGTGGTCGCCGAAGTCATCGGCCTGGTTGACCGCCAGGCTGTGCAGATCGCCGCGCTGGAGGCCCAGCTGGAGGCCATCGGCGCCGGTGGCGTGGAGCCGCTGCGCAAGCCGGTCCTGCAGGTGTTGATCGACTTCGACCAGGTTGGCGCCGCGGGCCCGTTCGCCGTGATCGATGGCCGTGTCCGGCTGCCCGCTGAGACCATGCTGGACTTGGCGCGCATGCTGAAGCCGACAATGGACGCCATGCCAGCAGCACCGCAGGCAGTGCAGGCCGCCGCGCACACCGCAGATGGAGGTGCCAGCCATGGCTGAAAACACCACCATCACCGTGGACCGCAAGGCGCTCTACACCGTGCTGCAGGCCCTGGTCGGCCCTGGCCATCTGATCCGCGAGCTGCAGTTCACGCGCAGCCTGCACAAGGTGGGCCATCCCAATCCCATCGAAATCCTGATTGAGCAGTTCGAGGCCGGCGGCGTTCAGGCGGCGGTGCAGGGTGTAGATGCGCTGCCCATGCAGCCCGTGGTGCTGGCTGCCGACGGCTGCATCCGCTTCCGCGAGAACCGCATCGTGACGGCCCTGCTGGAACGCAGCAGCGAGCACGGCCGCGAGTACGGCTACACCCTGAACGATGTGGCGCAGGATGCCGCCGCCGGCCGCTACACCGCCGAGGAGCAGATGCAGCTGGCCCAGCTGATCGGCTACAGCGTGAGCGGCTATGGCGACCTGAGCTACGCCAGCCGTGAATCGGTCGCCAAGGCAGATGCTGCGGCTGAAGCCATTGCGAACACCACCGCCGTTGCAGCCAAAGCCAAGCAAGGGGGTGCTGCATGAAGTGGATCGGCTTCGCGGTCCTGGCGCTCCTTGCTGTCCTGGTCATGTTCTGCATCGTATGCAGGCTTGTCTACGGCCCATCCGGCGCAGACCGCTCTCGGCACTTCAACCGGCTGAACGGGCGCTATCGCGTGCTCTACGACGATGGGCAATACAGCGAGCCCATGTGCCATGACGTGGCCAGCGATTACGCCGAGATTTTCGGCGGCACGGTGGTGCCCAAGTCGGCCTATCAAAAGCCGGAAACTGCAAAGAAAGGCGGTGCGTGATGAACCTGAAAGCCTACGAAGTCCGCGAGCCAGACGAAGGCAATTGCGTCATCGTCTATGCGGACAAGAACGTGGTGGCGCGGCGTGAAGGCGCTGGCGAGCTGGGTTGCGAGTTTGACGAAGTCGAGAGCTGCACCCGCGCGCCCTGGGCCGACCAATATGCACCTGGCCCTGTTCCGCTGCATGCCTCATTGGCCGCCGGCTGGTGGCACGGCTGCTGCGGCTGCGGCTGCGAGTTTGATGCCGACGGCATCCGTGGCCTGGACGACGACAAGCAGCCGGACATTGACCCAGTCGAGGACAGCAAGGGCATGGCCTACTGCAGCCACGGCTGCATGATGTCCGCCTGGCAAAATCGGCAGGCGGAGAAGGCGCGCGAGGCCGCTGCCATCGAATACTGCCTGACACGCTGGCCGGATGCCCTGCGCCTGTGGCCCTACAAATACGGCGGCGGCGCCGGCTTCGACCCCGATGCGTGCCGCGTCCTGCTGCCCGGGCTGCAGAACCCCATCAGCTGGGTGTTTGGCTCAAGCACTGCGGCCGTGGCCCAGATCGACGTGCCGGAGTTCCAGCGGCTGTACGGCATCACCGCCCAAGCAGCATGACGGCCGACATCATCCCCCACGACTTCGGCCGCCGCATCGCTCCGGAGGAAGTGCCGGGCGATTTCCCGGCGTGCCTGGAGCGCGAAAAGTGGCGTGGCGGCGAGCCCTGCGAACACCGGCGCGGGCCGTTCTCGCTGCTGGAGGCCGAGGGCATGGCGCAGTGCGCGTGCGGCGAGAAGGTCACGCTGCTGCACGTGTTCAAGCTGCTGGCCACCGGCGAGAACCAGCTGCGCCAGCGCTTCGAGTACCAGCGCCAGCTGATCGCCGAGATGGAGAACCGCACGCGCTACAAGTGCGAGCACTGCGGCAAGATGAACAGCCTCAAGCCGAAGTGATGCAGAAACGATAGCTGCTGGCGCACGCCAAGCCGCTGTCTGCGCAGGTTTCAGCAGTCAAACCAAGGCCAGCCAAGCGCTGGCCGCTTTCATTTCTGCAGTCGACTACGTGGTGCTGCCGTGGGTGGCGAAGCCTATGATTCCAGAGAATATGATAGCTGCCGGAGCTTGCCAGTTCAGCGCTTTAGCTGGTCGACACCGTGGTCTTAACCTGGTGCTGGCGGGCATGAAAAAACCCGCCGAAGCGGGCGGGTCGTGGTCACTGCGCGCTGCGCCTTAGGTCTCGGATGGCGGCATTGAAGCGCTGCTGGATGGCCCGATACGTCTTCTGGCCGTCGCGCATGCGCTTCAGCTCTCCGGCATGGAACCTGTCGCCGTTCACCAGGTCGCGGGCCATGACGGCAAGGAACGTCCGGTTCACGGCCGCAGCCGCCCGCAGTAGCTCGCGCTTGTGGACCCAGCGGTCCAGGTCGAGCGCAGCCGATGCCATCAGCAGCGCGTAGAAAGCCATGCAGGCCGGGTTCCAGCCAACCGGCTTTCCAAGGTAGAGCTGGGCCCAGATGACCAGGGCTAGGAAGGCGAAGCAGCCGAACCAGGCGGTCAGGGCTGCGACGTGCCAGAAGGGGAAGCCAGGTTTATTCATAGAAGTGTCCAGGTGATTGCCGCCACGACGGCGGCGCTGACCAACATCACCAGGCACGCCGCGGCGACGCCGATGGCGATGTCTTGCAGGGCTTGGCGTATGGTGGTGGTCATGGGTTGCCGCGGGCGCGGATGGCAGCGGCGCACTTTTTGATGCCAACATTGAAGGTGCTCACCGTCAGCTGGTGACGCATGGCCTGCAGTTGATCCTCTTCGTCACCATTCTGCAGCACATCATTCACGCGCTGCTCAATTCGCGCGGCCTCTTTGGTATCCACCAGCGCGTCACAGGCAGCAGCGCATGCCTCGCGCTCGGCGGCCACGGCCTCGGCCACATCCGGCGCCGGCATGGGCAGCAGCGGCATGGCCTGGGCCTTTGACAGCATCTCGCGCAGCAGCTCGGGGTCAATGTCAGATGTGTAGTTGACCACTATTTTTGGCGGCGAGGTGCGAGCCGCGAACTGCTCCACAGCCTCCCGCTGTATCTCCTGCACTACCTTGCCAGGCTGCATCGGGTCTTTGGCCAGCGCCAGGCCCCGCCACTTCTCGGCGGTGGCGGCCTGGGCCTTCCATGCCTCAATGTCGGCTTGGTGTTTGCGGCGCTCGGCAGCGGCCGCCAGCTCGCACATGCGCTGCAGCACATCTACGGTCAGGACGTGCGTTGCGCTGTCGCTCCCGAAGTCCATGGAGCCAGCTTCGCGGGCCCAGCTGATTACGTCGTCTTTAGTCATACAACCCCCGCAGCCGCCCGCACTCGCACCGCGGCGGCAATGATGGCCGACACACTGCCGGCCTGGATGATGGCAACGGCGCGGTCACACGCCGAACTGAAGGCCCGGGCATCGGCCACCGTGATGACGGCTCCGGCCTCGGCACACTGGGCGGCCGCACTCAGGGCACCACGGATCACGCGCTGGTCGGGTGTGTCCTCGGTGCGCAGGTCGTGTGCCTGGATGAAGGCAGCCAGCGCCAGCACGGTGGCCAGCCCGTTCAGGACCTCGCGCTGCTCGGCGCCCAGGTCCAGCCAGGCGCGCACCTGGTCGGCCTGCAGGGCGCGCAGCCACTGCTTGCGGCTGGCCTCGGCGGCACGCACCACGGCTGGCTTGTGCTGGGGAGGCTTCGGGGCCATGGCCGCGCCCCGGTTCCAGAGGTCGCAGATGTTCATGGCTTCTCCATCAGCGATGCCGGAATGTTGGTGAAGGGCACCAGGCCGGCGCGGGCACCGCAGCCACGGCAGAGCAGCGACCACGGCCAGATGCTGCCGCCGCGGCCGGACAGGTTGTCGTGGTGCAGGCACTCAATGTGCTGGCCGCCGCAGCACGGGCAGGTGGTGGGCGCCGGCATGGGATTGGCGACGCGGGCCGTGGCGCTGAGCGACGGAACCCATGGGCTGCGCTGGCGGATCGTGATGCCATCGTTCAGGTGCGGAGCCAGGGCGGGCGCGGCGAGGTTGGCGGCGATGATCGCCTTTGCGCGGGCCTCGGCCTCTGGTGACATGGCCGGCTTTTTGCGTGGCGCGGTCATTGCGCACCGCCTTTCGCGCGCTCGGCGAGCATGGCGTCGGCATAGTCAGTGCGCAGCAAAGCTAGGCGCTCAAGGATTTTCGATCCTGGCCATGGGCCGACGCATTCGCCAGTGCAGTCAAGGCTATCTATTGCGTCGCTCCACGTGATTGGCGCGTGAGCGGCGAAGTAGTCGCGCAGGCTCATGCCGCCTCCGCTGATCCGATTGCGGTAGTCGCTATCAGCCGCTTCGTGGCTGGGAAAGGCTGGCCCGCCGTCGTTGATGGTCTTCTCTGTAGTCATGGTCGTATGCCGGGTGCTGGCCCGGCGGTGAAATGCCGCCAACCGGGCGGCGCGGGTTCAAAACTTCACGCCGCCGCTGTCGTCGCCGTCCAGGTAGTCGGCGTCCATCTTCTCGGCCAGCGCCTTGATGGCGGCCCGGCGCTCCCGGGCATCCATCACCGACCACGTCGCGGTGTCGGCGGCCAGCTGCTTGGCGGCCTCGCCAGTGCTGACGCCGCCGACCTTGCCGCGCAGCGCGTACTCGACCCAGAGTTCGTCGCTGCCGCCTGGCGGGAAGCACGCGAATTCGTCGTCGTCGTCGGCGCGCTGCATCTCGCGACCGGCCCAGGTCTTGGGCGCGCGGTGCTCGGCCTCGGCCATCGGGCTGGAGGCAGGCGCCGGCTGTGCGGCAACCGCTGGCCGTGTGACTGCGACGGCAGGGCGTGCCGCGGGCTTGCGCGGCGCCTTCCGCGCCTTTTCGTCGCCGTGGAGGATCGCCGAGATTTCGTCCTGGGCCCGGCGCAGGCGCTCGATGCAGATGTCCATGATGGCGGCATCCTGTCCATCGGCGACGCATCGCAGATCGACCGCGGCTTCGATGCAGGAGCTGATGCGCGTCTTCAGGCGCTTGTATACGTGTGCCATGATTTCCTTGGTAAATGCTGTTTTCGCAGATTATGCAGTATTCGCGGAATTCGCCGAATCTCAAGATGTAAAGGATTGTGCAGAATTCCAGGAATTCCGCATATTTTGCACGTTTGCGGCGCTGCGCAGGCCCGTTGGAGGCCAAAAAGTCGATTATTTCCAGAATTTCAAGAATAAGGCATGTTGACTTTGTTGCTTACACACGTAATAGAGAGGAGATTCCACCTACCTACCTATTTTTTCTTTATTCCACCCACGCGCGTATGCAACAAGGTCAACACGCGTTATTTCGAGAAAACGCGAAAAACGTAGAATTTCGCGCAAACGCTTGCCAGCAGACAGCCGCGCCAGGTCAGGGCACAATCGCGCCATGCTCAGGCTCGCAACCACCAACACCGGCACGCCACTCGCTAAGATTCCGCCCGAGTTGCGCCGTGCGTCACAGCAGGCGCTTCGTGGCCTGGCGTTCGACGTGCGCGACGCCTTGCGCGAAGGCATGCTCGACGCCTTCGACAGGCCCAAGCCGTTCACGCTCAACGCCTTCCGGATTTCGGTGGGCAATGGCGAGGCCGTGGTCTGGGCCATGCCCCAGCAGGCCAAGTACCTGTTCTGGGAAATCGAGGGCGGCCAGCGCAAATCCAAGGCCTTCGAGCACCGCATGCAGCTTTTCGGCGGCAGGGTGGCCATCCCCACGCAGGGAGCCGTCCGCGATCAGTACGGCAACATGCCGCTGTCGTTCATCAAGCGCGTCCTCGCCGACAAGAACACCAGCGGCAAAGCCGGGCGCTTCTTCGTTGGTGAGCCCAAGGGGCAGCCAGGACAGGAAGGCGTCTGGGCGCGCGTGGACAACAACAAGCGCCTGGTCCGCGTCATGGACTTCGCCGAGAAGGCCGAGTACGAGGGCCGCTTCCGCATGTCCGAGATTGCCGACCAAACGATCAATGCTCGCTGGGAGTACCAGCTGCTGCGCGCCATCAGGAAGGCCTGAAATCGGGTCGCTGTGGCGATGCAGCGGGGTAGCCAATGCTCCCGCACGTGCAATGGCGTTCGGCCCGTCCTGCGGCGTTCTGGTGCGTTCTAGGCGAGTGTTGCATCCGCGCGACAGTGTGGCGTCCGCGCAACGGCGGGTCCTTCTGGGAGGGCTGCGTGGTGGGGCGGTTCGCTCCCCGCCGTTCCGCTAGTGGAGCTTGTTACAAATCAGTTTCCCTAATGTCCGGCGCCAGAAATTAGTTTTGCTGAATTGGTGCGCAGTCACCCCGTAAATCCTTTACGAATTGTGTCTGCGGCAGGCGTGGTTAGACAGTGACAACTGCAGTTGTCAGCCAAGGTCAGCCATGCACATCGAAGAATGGCCGCTGGATCGCATCCGGCCTTACCCCAACAACCCCAGGGTTCTACGCAACGCCGCCGAGAAAGTCGCGGAGAGCATCCGCGAATTCGGCTGGCGCCAGCCCATCGTGGTGGACGATGAAGGCGTGGTCATCATCGGCCACGGCCGCCTCGCCGCCGCCAAGCTGCTGAAGCTGGCCACGGCACCGGTGCACGTCGCCACTGGATTGCCTGCCGGCAAGGTGCGGGCCCTGCGCATCGCCGACAACAAGACCGGCGAGTTCAGCGCCTGGGACGACCAGAAGCTGGTGGACGAACTGGCCGTCATCCTCGACGGCCTGGGCTCGGTGGCCGTGACGGGCTTCACGAAGTCCGAGTTCGCGGCACTGGAGATGCAGGCCCGGGCAGCGCTGGCGGAAATCCTGCCGAACGCGGCCGGTACCAGCACCGCGCCTGCGCCTGCAGCTACTGAAAACGAAGCGCACGCGATCCCGGCGGCGTCGGCAGTTCTGGCTGATCCTGCCGACAGCCCCGTGGAGGTGGGCGCCGGCCAGCAAGTGGCATCCCCTGGGCCAGTTGCCCAGGACCCCGCGCCACCGCATGTGCCGGCGCCCGAGCTGGTGCCGTTCAACGTGCTCATGACGGCCGACGACCGCCAGGCGGTCTACGACGCCGTGAACCGCGCCAAGTCCCAGGCCGGTGCCCGCGACACCGCGGCGGCGCTGGCCATCATTGCCAGGAGCTACCAGTGATTGAGACCTTCGAGTGGTCCGGCGACGTCGTGTTCAGCGCGCCGCACGCCACCGTCATCGCCGGCATCGACCCGTGCTGGAACCTGCTGGGCACGTTCGCGGAACCCGGCGGCATCATGGGCTTCGTGCTGGACGGCGAGAACGCCGTGCTGCGTCGCGGCAGTGCGTCCTACCCGGTGCCGGCCGGCACGTACTTTGCCGTGAACACCGGCGACGTCAGCCTGACCACGCCTGGCGGCCGCATCGTGCTGGTCTACCAGCGCATGGCCGACTACCCGTTCCAGATCGGCGGGCCCATCGAGGCCATGGGCCGGCTGCGCTACATCGACGGCTGCACGGACAGCCTGCTGGTGCCGCCGTGGCGCCGCGGCGAAGCCTGCCTGAACCTGCTGCACATCCCGCCGGGCATCGAGCAGACCATGCACACGCACCCCAGCGACCGCATCGGCGTCGTGGTGTCCGGGCGCGGCCAGTGCGTGACGCCGGCCGGCACGACCGAGCTGGAGCCAGGCGTGCTCTGGCGCATCCAGGCTGACGGCCTGCACCGGTTCCGGACGCCATACGGCGAGGCGCTGAAAATCGTCGCGTGGCATCCGGATTCGGATTTCGGGCCGACTGACGACGAGCACCCGATGCTCAACCGATCATTCATCGAAGGCGTCAGCGCCGCCGATCCAGCGCTGGCCCACATCCGGACGGCACGGCCGTGACCGCCGCGAGAAAGCAGAACCTCGACCATGAGGACTTCGTCGCCATCCGTCGCCAGGCCCGGTTCACGCCCAGGGCCGTCATCGATGCCAAGGTCGAGCGTGCCGTCGGTGAAATCCGCGAGTTTTGCCGCGGCCGCAATGCAGCCTTCGCCTGGTCTGGTGGAAAGGATTCCATCGCACTGGCTGCGGTGGCTGCTCTTGCTGGTGTTCCCGACTGCGTTCTGGGCCGCTGTGATCTGGAGTACCCGGCTTTTGTGGCTTGGCTGACGGCCAACGCGCCCGAGCGCCTGGAGGTCATCAACACCGGCCAGGACCTGGAGTGGCTGGCCGCCAACCCCGGCATGCTGTTCCCGCAGAACGCCGGCGTCGCCGCGCAGTGGTTCGCCCGCGTGCAGCACACCGCGCAGCGCCGGTACTTCCGCGCCCGGCGCCTCGACGTGCTGCTGGTGGGCAGACGGCGCAGCGACGGCAACTTCGTCGGCCGCGAAGGCCAGAACTGGTACAGCGCCGACGGCGTGCTGCGCTACTCGCCGCTGGCCGACTGGAGCCACGCCGACGTGTTCGCCGTGATCGACCGCTTCGGCCTGGCCATGCCGCCGATCTACGACTGGCCGCGTGGCTATCGCTGCGGCACGCACCCCTGGGCGGCCCGGCAGTGGTGCCGCGGCATCGCCGACGGCTGGCGCGAGGTACACCAGATCGAACCCGGCGTCGTGCGCGAGGCCGCCGACTGGCTGACCTCGGCCCGGCAGTTCCTGGACACCGTGTGAGCCATGGCGAAGATACTGAAGCGCGAGTTCATCGCGGCCAGCGTGTTCGACAAGGCGCTGGAGCGCATCAACACGCTGTTCGACCGGTTCGACACCGTCGTGGTGTCGTTCAGCGGCGGCAAGGACAGCACGGTCTGCCTGAACCTGACGCTGATGGTGGCCAGGGAGCGCGGCCGGCTGCCGCTGGACGTCTACCACTTTGACGAAGAGGCGATCCACCCGGAGACCGTCGAGTACGTGCACCGCGTGGCCGCCAGCCCCGAGGTGCGGTTTCGCTGGTACTGCGTGCCGGTCCTGCACCGCAACGCCTGCAGCCGCCGCCAGCCGTACTGGCACCCCTGGCACCCCGACGACCGCGCCAAGTGGGTGCGCGAGCCGCCGGCCCAGGCCATCTGGACGGTGCCGGGCTTCGCCATGGGCATGACCATGCCGGACTGCGCGCCGCTGGTGTACGGGCCCGAGTTCGGCACGGTGGCCGACGTGCGCGGCATCCGCGCCCAGGAAAGCCTGCGCCGGCTGCGCTCGGTGACCATGAAGGCAGACGACAACTGGATCACGGCGCCGCGCAACGGCCACAACTTCGCGTGCTCGCCGATCTACGACTGGACGACCGAGGATGTCTGGCTGGCGCCCAAGCTGTTCGGCTGTGACTACAACCGCACCTACGACGTCTTCGACAAGGCCGGCGTAACCCCGCACGCCCAGCGCGTGTGCCCGCCCTACGGCGAGGAACCGCTGGGCGGCCTGTACCAGTACGCCGAGTGCTGGCCCCACCTCTGGCACAAGATGATCGCCCGGGTGCCGGGCGCCGCAACGGCGGCCAGGTACGCGCGCACTGAGCTCTACGGCTTCGGCGGCATCGAGCTTCCGGCAGGCAAGACCTGGCGCAGCTGGATGGAAGACCTGCTGGCGATGTGGCCGCCCCGGTATGAGCGCGTGATCCGCGCCAACATTGCCGAGCTGATGCGGCTGCACAACCGCAAGACCGGAGGCCGCGACATCCCAGACGAGGTCTACGACCCCGTGAGCGGCTGCAGCTGGAAATTCCTGTGCGAGACCGCGATGCGCGGCGACCTGAAGGGCAGGCGCTCGCAGTCCATGCAGCTGAAGGGCGACCAGACCCGAAAGAAGACCGGCCAATCGCTGGCCGAGGCATTGGCCGAGGTGAACCGTGAGCACTGAGACACAGCCGGTCAGCCGGGTGCGGTGGGAGCCGCGCGGCAGACTGAAAAGCAATAGCTACAACCCCAACGCCGTAGCGCCTCCCGAGCTGGAACTGCTGAAAACGTCCATCCTCGAAGACGGCTGGACGCAGCCTATCGTGGTGCTGCCCGACCTGACCATCGTGGACGGCTTTCACCGCTGGACGGTCAGCGCTGACCCCGAGGTGCGGGCCATGACCGGCGGCCTGGTGCCGGTGGTCGTCATCGACGCCGACCCCGTGCACCGCATGATGTCCACGGTCCGCCACAACCGGGCGCGGGGCACGCACGCCGTGCTGCGCATGGCCGACATCGTGCGCTCCATGGTGCAGGCCGGGTTGCCGGCGGCCGAAATCTGCGACCGCCTGGGCATGGAAGACGAAGAACTGGAGCGCCTGCTGGATCGTGCCGGCATGACGGTCAGGGGTGTCGGTAACGCGGTAAACTTCGGCAACGCCTGGGTTCCCAGCCGAAATACCTGACCCGCATGTATGGAAATCATCACGCTCCGTGAATTTGCGCGCCGCATCGGCGTCAGCCTGACTGCCGTCCAGAACGGCGCCAAGTCGGGCCGCATCGACGTGTTCCGCGATGACGCCGGCAAGATCACCGGCATCGACTGGAGCACGCAGGAGGCGGCGTGGTCGGAGAACAGCAAGGCGCCGCAGCGTCGCCCGCACAACCCCGGCGGCGGCCGTCCCCGCAATGACGGCCTGCCACCGGCGGCACCGGCCACCCGCAGGCCGCAGGAAGGCGAGGTCACCGAACACCTAGAGGCCCAGCCCCATGGCGGCGCCCTGAAGCGTGCCGCCACCGAACCGCCGCCCAAGGGCGAGATGACGCTGGCGCAGATTCAGCGCGCCCGCGAGCTGGTGAAGCTGCAGATCGACAACGAGGCCCTGAAGAAGGCCAAGGGCGAAAGCGTGTCGCGCGCCGAGGTCTACTCGGAAGGCGCGAAGCTGGCGGGCACCATCATCAGCGCGCTGTACAACATCCCGGAACGCATCAGCGACGACCTGGCGGGCATGACCGACCCGCACAAGATCGCCGAGCTGCTGACCCGCGAAATCAACGACGCCGTGGCGTCCATCCGCCAGAAGTATGGAAACTGAGAACGCCCTGATCGCGGGCTTTTTCAGCGCGTTCCGCCCGCCGAGCCGCCGCACCGTGACCGAGTGGGCCGACGGCGAGCGCTGGCTGCCGGCCAAGGGCAGCGCCGCGCCCGGCAAGTACCGCAGCGACCGCACGCCGTACATGCGCGAGCCCATGGATTGCCTGTCCGTGCTGTCGCCCGTCGAGGAAGTCGTGCTGATGGCCGGCGCCCAGCTCGGCAAGTCGGAGAGCGGCAACAACTGGGTGGGCTACGTCATCGACGAGGCCCCGGGCCCGATGCTGCTGGTGCAGCCCACCGTGGACAACGCCAAGCGCTACAGCAAGCAGCGCATCAGCCCGATGATCCTGGAGACCCCGGCGCTGCGGGCCAAGGTGGTGGACAACACCAGCCGCGCCGGCGGCAACACCATGCTGGAGAAGGAATTCCCGAACGGCATGCTGATCCTGGGCGGGGCTAACAGCGCGGCCGGCCTGCGCTCGATGCCCATCCGCTACGGCTTCTTCGATGAAATCTCGAACTGGCCGGCCGACGTGGACGGCGAAGGCGACCCACTGGGCCTGGCCGAGGAACGCACCAACACCTTCGGGCGCAAGCGCAAGCTGTTCAAGACCAGCACGCCCGGCATCAAGGGCGTGTGCCGGATCGAAACCGAGTTCCTGAAGACCGACCAGCGGCGCTACTTCGTGCCGTGCCCGCACTGCGGCCACATGCACGTCCTGCGCTGGGAGAACTTCGTAATCCCCAAGGACGACAACGGCAGGAACCGGCCGTCCGAGGCGTACATGAAGTGTCCGGAGTGCTTCGACACGACCGGCGCCATGATCCTGGAGCACCACAAGACCGAGATGCTGGCGCGCGGCGAGTGGCGGGCCACGTGCCCCGAGAACGCCGACCCGTCGCGCCGCGGTTACCACATCAACGGCCTCTACTCGCCCGTGGGCTGGAAGTCGTGGGCGAAGGTGGCCAAGCAGTGGCTGGAAGCCCAGGGCAACCCGAAGAAGCTGCAGGCCTTCACCAACAACGTGTTGGCCGAGACCTACAAGGTGGCCGGCGACAGCATCAGCGACGTCGCGCTCTACAACCGCGTGCAGCAGGGCGATTACGACTACGAGCCTGCCGTGCTGCTGCCAGACGGCGCGCTGCTGATCACCATCGGCGTGGACGTGCAGCCCAACCGCCTAGAGCTGGAGGTCATCGGCTGGGGGCTGGGCCAGGAGAGCTGGAGCCTGGACTACAAGGTCATCCTCGGCGACCCCAACACGGCGCTGGTCTGGCAGCAGCTCGATGCCTTCCTGGCCACGGAATGGCTGCACCCGAGCGGCGTCAGGCTGCGCGCAGCGCGCACGTTCATCGACACCCGCGGCGAGAACACCAAGGCGGTCTACGAGTACGTGGCGGCGCGCGGCGGCTACGGCGTGTTCGGCATCATGGGCCTGGGCGGCGACGGCCTGCCGGCTGTCGGCACGCCGCGCAAGACCAGCCTGTCCAAGGTGCCCATCGTGCCGCTGGGCACGTTCACGCTGAAGGACAGCGTCTATGGCGCGCTGGCGCTGGAAGAACCAGGCCCGGGCTACTGCCATTTCCCAAAGCGCTACAAGGACAGCTACTACCGCGGCCTGACCGCCGAGGAAGTGCGGCCAAAAGTCAACGCCAAGGGCTTCACGGAACGCGAGTGGTTCAAGAAGCAGGCCGACGCCCGCAACGAGCCCCTGGACTGCCGGGTCTATGGCACCGCGGCCATGTTGTCGCTGAACGTCAATTTCGAGCACCTGGCCGAAGTCATCCACGCAACGGAGCAGCAGACAGAGCAGCGCAAGGTCCGCGGAGCGCTTGAGCCCACGGCGTAAAGTATTGCCAACTCCCGCAGGCAGCATTCAGGCGATACAATGCGGCGGACGCCCAACTATTTACGCCGGAAATGCTGAACTGCAACGACCCACAGGCGGCTCTTGAAAAGCTGCGCGCCGAGCTGGCCCAGGTGGAGGCCGCTATTTCGGCGTCGTATTCGCATGCCGAGTACGAAATCCAGGACGGCGATACCCGGCGCAAGCTGAAGCGCCAGAACCTGTCCGTGCTGCTCAAGCGCAAGGCCGACCTCGAGCTGTCCATCGGCCGCCTCGACCCGTGCTCCAGCCAGCGCGGCCCCAGCTACGCCATGCCCGTGGACAGCCCCCGCAGCCTGTACTGATGACCGCATACGCCCAAATCCCAAGCGGACTTGTCCTGCCGCACCACCTCGCCAAGACGGTGATGGCCGAACACATGTTCGGTGGCGGCGGCTATCGGTCCACCAACCGCAACAACCGCAACACCGCGGGCTGGCTGACCACGACTGGCAGCGCCGACAGCGACACGCTGCCGGACCTCGAAAAGCTGCGTCAGCAGTCCCGCGACCTGGTGCGAAACGAGGCCCTGCCGGCCGGCATCATCGCGGCCAACGTCACCGCGGTGGTGGGCACCGGCATCGTGCCGCAGGCGCGCATCAACGCCGAGGCCCTGGGGCTGAGCGAAGACGAGGCCGACGCCTGGCAGCGCCGGGCCGAGATGATCTTCAATCAGGCCGCCGACAAGCCGCACTGGGACGCCGAGCGCAGCCAGAACTTCTGGCAGCAGCAGGCCAGCGTGCAGCGCTCGGTAAAGGAAAGCGGCGACGCCTTCGCCGTGCGCCGCTACATCGAGCGCAAGGGCAAGAAGCTGGGCCTGGCCATCCAGATCGTGGAGGCCGACCGCGTCAGCACGCCGACGAATGGCCAGTATGTGGACCGCGACATCCGCGCGGGCTGCGAACGCGACGCCGATGGCGCGCCCGTGGCCTGGCACGTCGCCAAGGTGCACCCCGGCGAGCGCTTTTCGGCGCGGCCCGTCGGCGATGCCCAGAAGTGGGCGCGCATCGCGGCATTTGACGACAACGGCGACCCCCTTGTGCTGCCCGTGATTCCGCGTCTGCGCCCAGGCCAGACGCGCGGCGTGCCCTACCTGGCGCCGGTCATCGAGATGCTCAAGCAGCTGACCCGGTACAGCGAAGCCGAAATCGCGGCGGCCGTCGTCAGCGGCATGCTGGCCGTCATGGTGAAGTCGCCGGCAGCCGTCGGCCCGTTGGGCGCGGCGACGTCGGTGCCCGGCATGGTCGTGGGCAAGCCCCAGCAGCCCGTGCAGAAGGTCAACCGCCTGCAGTCCGGCATGATCCTGGACCTGGCGCCGGGCGAAGAAGTGCAGATCGTGGACAGCAAGCGGCCGAACACGGCGTTTGACCCGTTCGTGACGGCCGTGCTGCGCCAGATCGGCGCCGGCCTGGAAATCCCCTTCGAGGTCTTGGTCAAGCACTTCCAGTCGAGCTACAGCGCGGCACGCGCCGCGCTCATGGACTTTTGGCGCTTCGTCATGCGCGAGCGCGACTTCCTGGTGTCGTCCTTCTGCCAGCCCTGCTGGGAGTGGGCCATCACGGAGGCCGTGGCCAGCGGCCTGCTGTCGGCCCCCGGGTTCTTTGACGACGACCTGATCCGCGCCGCCTGGCTGGGCTGCGACTGGATCGGCCAGGGCGCGCCACAGCTCGACCCGCTGAAGGAAGCCGCGGCAGCAGAGGCCTGGAACGCTCTGGGCATCTGGAGCCTGCAGGACATCAGCGCCCAGCAGGGCAGGGACTACGACCGCACGCACCGCCAGCAGGTGCGCGAGCGCCGCTTGCGAGCGCGCGACGGCCTGTCTCTGCCAGAGCCAACCGGCCAGGCCGGTGCCGACAACAACCCCCAGCCGCCACAGGCCGGAGCCAGCGTCAGCCAGCAGCTGCGCACCGCCATGGTGGCTGAACTCCTGAAGGAACAAGAATGAAGCGAGCACTGCAAGCCGTGCTGAGCGCCCAGTGGTGCATCACGCCGGACTACCTGGGCCTGATCGCCGACATCGCCGAGCGCGAGCATGAATACGCCGGCAACCTGCAGGCGTTGGAAGCCAAGCTGGGCCGCCCCCTGGGGAACACCATGGCGGCAAGCGTCCGCGACGGCATCGCCATGATCCCCATCGAGGGCCCGCTGTTCAAGCGCGCCAGCTTCTTCCAGGCCATGAGCGGCGCCACCGACTACACGACGACCGCCCGCGACCTGACGGCGGCGCTCGAAGACCCGAACGTCAAGGCCGTGATGCTGCAGATCGACAGCCCTGGCGGCGAGGTCGGCGGCCTGTCCGACCTGGTAGCCATGGTCCGCGGCGCGAACAAGCCGGTGTGGGCGCACATCGACGGCACCGGCGCCAGCGCGGCCTACTGGCTGGCGAGCGCCGCCAGCCGCGTGACGGCGTCTGCCACCACGGTCGTGGGCTCCGTGGGCGCCATGATGGGCATGACCATCAAGGAACCCAAGGCCGGCGAGAAGACCTACCGGTTCATCAGCAGCCAGTCGCCACTGAAGAACGCCGGCCCCGACACCGAGGCAGGCGCCAAGCGCATTCAGGCCCTGGTGGACGACCTCGCCACAGTATTTCTGAACGATCTTGCCCAGAACCGTGGCAAAACTGCAGAATTTGTGGCCGAGAACTTTGGTCAAGGCGATGTAATGGTTGCATCGAAAGCAGTTGATTCGGGTATGATTGACGCCGTATCTACCTTCGAGGCTGCTTTTGCCGAGTTGAAACAGGAGATTAACAGCATGGACTATGCATCCCTGACCGCCCAGGCACTGGCGGAAAACCGTCCCGACCTGGTGGCGGCCATTCGCACCGAGGCCTTGGCTTCGGTAGAGAAGGTCGATGCCGAGGCCATCCGCACCGACGCCATCAAAGCAGAGCGTGAGCGCATCGTCGGCATCGAGGCCCTGGCCATGCCCGGCGCCGAGAGCATCGTTGCCGCCTGCAAGGCCGACGGCACCAGCGCCGACCAGGCCGCCGTGAAGATCGTGCAGCACCTGCGCACGACCACCGCGAACAAGGGTTCGGCAGCCTTGGACAACATCAAGGCCGCGGAAAACAGCATGGACAAGCCAGGCGCTTCCGGCGGCCAGAGCGATCTGACCGAAGAGCAGAAGGCTGTCGCCGACATGGAAGCCCTGCGCAAAGCAGGCGTGATCCGCTGATCTAGGAGAACGCAAAATGCAGCACAACTACCATCCCGCAGGCGTCAACACGCTGGGCACCTTCTCGCCTGACAATCTGATTGCTGGCGGCTTCCAGGGCTCGACCAAGTCGGTGCAGCTGAAGCACGGCGTCAACTACAAGCGCGGCACCGTGCTCCAGGTGTCGGCGACTGCCGGCATCTACGAGCCGGTCACCGACCAGACCAAGGCCATCTACATCCTGCTGGAAGACCGCGATCTGTCTGCAGCCACTGCGGCCAAGCCTGGCGTGGCAGCCATGACCGGCGAGTTCAACAAGTCCGCGCTGACCCTGGGCACCCTGGCCGAAGGCTCTACCGCGGCCGGCGTCTACGCGACGCTGGAAACCCGCAACATCTACGTCCGCGACACCGTGGCCGTGGTCACCGCTGACTGACGAGGCAAGAAAAATGGACCTGTACAGCACCTATTACCTGAACCGCGTGGTTGTGCCCCGTCTGCGCACCATGCCCAAGCTGTTCCTGAACATGTTCCCTGAGGTTTCTCAGAGCGACAAGGAAGAAATCCTCTACGACGTCACCAAGACCACGCGCCCTGGCGTCACGCCGTTCGTGCACCCCATGGCCAAGGGCAAGGTGATCGAAGGCAAGGGCTACAGCACCAAGTCGCTGAAGCCTGCCTACCTGAAGGACCTGCGCATCCACACGCCGCACCAGAACCTGAAGCGCCGCGCCGGCGAGCAGCTGGGTGGCAGCCTGACGCAGGAGCAGCGCATGATGGCTGCCATCGCCCAGGACATCCAGGACCAAATGGACATCTTCCAGAACCGCCTGGAAGTCATGGCGGCCGAAGCCGTGATCTACGGCACCCAGACCATCAAGGGCGAGGGACTGGACGCACTGGTGGACTTCCAGCGCAGCGCGGCATCCAAGACCGCGCTGACCGGCGCCGACAAGTGGGATGACGCCAGCATCACCATCGACAAGATGTTTGAGCAGCTGGAAGACCTGGCAGAAGACATGCGCGACCGCATCGGTCAAACGCCTGGCTTCGTGCTGATGGACCCCAAGGCCTGGAAGCTGATGCGCGCCAAGCTGCTGGCCAGCGACAAGGGCGGCGCCAAGTTCCTGGACAAGAACAACCGCGGCTATGACCGCATCAGCGTGGACCTGACGCCTTCGCTGGCCGGTGAAATGGGCCTGCAGGCCAAGGGTAGCTTCGGCGACATCCCGATCTTCACGTTCCAGTCGGAATACGTGGACCCCGAGACCGGGACTGTGAAGAAGGTCATGCCCGACAACACGGTGCTGATGATCGCCCGCAGCCGTCTGGAAGGCGTGCGCCACTTCGGCGCCATCCAATCGTTGGACCCACAGACCAAGCAGTTTGTGCTGAACCCCATGGAATACTTCGCGTCTTCCTGGACCCAGGACGATCCTGCCGCACGCTTCCTGCGTCTGGAAAGCGCGCCGCTGATGATCCCCTACTACCCCGACGCCGTGCAGACCATCACGGTCGCATAAAGGAAGCCGCCATGATGAAGCTGATTGCACTCTGCGGAATCTTCTCTGGCGGCGCCCTGCGGCAGCCGGGCTCCCCCGTAACCCTCGACCCGCGCGACGGCGAGGTCATGGTGGCCCGCCAGTTCGCACGGCACCCGACCGAGGACGAGCTGGCGAAGCACTGGCCGGATGACGCCAAGGCTGCCGCTGCGGCGGCCGCCCAGGCACAGGCACAAGCCCAGGCCGAAGCAGAAGCCGCCGCTGCCGCAGCTGCTGCTGCAGAAGCCGAAGCTGCAGCCGCAGCCGAGGCGGCCGCCAAAGCGAAGGCCGAAGCCGAGGCCCAGGCCCAAGCAGAAGCACAGGCCAAGGCCCAGGCCCAGGCTGAAGCCGAGGCAGCCTCTGCCAAGCAAGCCGAAGCCCCTGCCGCTGGCGCCAAGGCCAAGAAAAGCTAACCCGGCCGGCCAGGCCGGTCGCACCAAAAGCCCCAGCACCGCCCAGGCGAACTGGGGCTTTTCTCATTGAGCACTGCCATGATGGACCTGAAAGCCGACCTCGCGATCTTCTTCAGCCCCACCGACTTCGGGGACGAAGCCGTGATCCAGCTGCCTGGCGGCGACCTGCCGATCACTGGCAACGGCTCCGTGTACGCGGAGCGCGAGCGCCCGGGCAGCAACACCAACAGCGGCATCGGCGCATTCATGGTGGGAGCGGCCGACCTGAACCTGCGCCGGGCCCAGTTCATGACGGCATGGCTGCCCGTGGCCACGGCGGTTCCCGAGTGCCGGCTGACCATCCCTGCCGGCGACCTGGCTGGGACCTGGCGCGTGCGCGAAATCCAGCGTGATGGCGACATCGCGCGTCTGATCCTGAACGCCGAATGACCGCCACCAGCTACCGCAACAAAATCGCCGAGGCCTTCCGCACGGCGCTGCTCGGCAAGACCGATGCCGGCGACCGCGTGCTGACCAAGCTGGATCGACCGCTGGACCCGCGCACGGAGCTGCCGGCCATCATGGTCTATGCGAACCGCGCGGCACGCGGCCGCCAGGACTACGGCAACAGTCTGATCACGCGCGAAGTCGAGGTGACCGTCGAGCTGGCCGTGCAGGGCACGCCAGAAACCGCGCTCGACCTGGCAGATGCCATGGTGGAGGCCATCGAGCAGCTGATCGAGGCCGACCCCACGCTGGGCAATGTCGTGCAGTACACCCGCTGGCAGCGCACCATCACCGACACCACCAACCACGCCGGCGCCACGCTCGGCGTGGGCATGCTGCAGTACGAAGTGGTAATGCTGACCCATGAGCGCGAACCCGGCTGGTTCGGCGTTGGCGACGACGGCTTCGTGACGCCGCCCACCCAGGTCATCACGCAGCCCGAACCAGTGCCGGCCGAAATCGTGCCGCCTGTCGGCCCCGGCCCGTGCGAAGGCGGAACCTGTGCGCCACAGGCCTGGGGCGGGGAGGTCGGCGAATGACCAACCGCTCGGACTACTTCCGGGAAGCGCAGATACCCGACATCGAGCGCCGGCTGGCCGACGTCGTGCGCATCGGCCGCGTCGAAAAGCAGGACTTCAGCGACCCCGAGGCGCCGCGCGTGCGTGTGCGCAGCGCGGGCAAGCTGACGGGCTGGCTGCCGTGGACGGCAGGGCGTGCCGGTGGCGACACGCAGTGGGACCCGCTCGACCTGGGCGAGCAGGTCATCATGGTTGCGCCGTCCGGCGATCTGACCCAGGCGGTGATCGTCGGCAGCATCCACCAGAAAAGCGCCCCGGCTCCAGAGAACGGCGCCAACGTGCAGGGCCGACGCTGGAAGGATGGCGCCGTGGATCGCTACGACCGCGAGAACCACGTGCGCGAAATCAAGGTGCCGGAGGGCGGCGTGATCCGCTTTGCCATCGGCGGCACCACCTGGGAGCTGACGGCCCAGGGCGCCAAGCTGGTCACGCCGGTGCTGGACATCACCGCCCAGGTGAAAATCAAGGGCGACATCGATGTCGAGGGCGGCATCCAGACCACTGAGGACGTGCGGGCGCAAAACGTCAGCCTGATCAACCACAAAAACACGGGCGTCCTGCCCGGCCCCGGTCTGTCCGGGCCTCCGGAGAACTGACCATGCTTGGAATGAGCGGCACCGCCGGCACGCCCCTGGAAGGCGAAGCCCACATCATGCAGAGCGTGCGCGACATCATCACCACGCCCAAGGGCACCAGGGTGATGCTGCGCGAGTACGGCTGCGACGTGCCTGACCTGATCGACCGGCCGACGAACGAGCTTTTTGACCTGGAACTGAAGGCCAGCATTGCCGAGGCCCTGGCCCGGTGGGAGCCGCGTTTCCGGCTGACCGCCGTCTGGGTGTCGTCGCGATCCACCGAAGGCCGCGTCGTCATCGGAATTGAGGGCACAATCGTGGCATCGGGCAGAACTGTCCGCCTTGAGGGCATCACGCTGTGACCACGACGCTTTTTGACCTTTCCTCGCTGCCTGCGCCCCAGGTTGTCGAGCAACTGAGCTTTGAAGACATCTTCCAGGGCAAGCTGACCACGCTGCTCGGCCTTTCGCCGGGCCTGACGGCGTTGCTGGAGAGCGATCCCGCCATCAAGCTGCTGGAGGCCAGCGCCTACGACGAAATGGTGCTGCGCCAGCGCATCAACGACGCCGCCCGGGCCCGCCTGCTGGCCTACGCCCAGGGCAGCGACCTCGACCAGCTGGCGGCCTTCTACGGCGTGACGCGCCGCGTCGGCGAGCTGGACGCCGCATTCAAGGTGCGCCTGCGCGAAGCCATCATGAGCCGCAGCGCGGCCGGCACGCGGTCGCAGTACCGCTTCGCCGCGCTGTCGGCGAGCCTCGATGTCGCCGATTGCGAGGTGGACAGCCCAGCCGGTGGCTTCGTGCGCGTGTCGGTGCTGTCGGCCTCCGGCGACGGCACGCCCAGCGCCGCGCTGCTGGCCGAGGTCGGCGCCGTCGTGCAGAGCGACAGCGTGCGGGCGCTGAACGACACCGTGCTGGTGGTGGCCGCCCAGGTGCTGCCGTTCGACATCGAGGCCGAAATCTGGCTGACGCCTACGGCACCGCAGGCGATTTTCGAGGGGCTCCCCGACGCCGTGCGCGCCGAGTTCGCCCAGGTGCGCAAGCTGGGATTCAACATCGCGCCATCCTGGGTGACGGCGAAGCTGCAGCAGCCTGGCGTGCAGCGCGTGCGCCTGACCAGCCCCACCGTGCAGCTGATTGTAGAGCCCTACCAGTGCTCGGCCCTGCGCAACGTCAACCTGATCCTCGCCGGCCGTGACTACTGAAACCCTGCTCCCACCCAACGCCACGCCGCTGGAGCGCGCGCTGGAAACAGCGATGCGGCCCGGCGCCGACGTGCTGGCCGCCATCGAGCTGATCCGCACCGCCAAGGAAGCGCCGCCCGATGACTGGCTGTATTTCCTGATCTGGGAATACGGCCTGGAGGAACTGCTGCCCTACCTGCCAGACCCGCGCGTCGTGCTGCAGCGCGGCCTGGAGTGGCAGCGCATCCGCGGCACGCCCAACAGCATCCGGCTGGCGCACTCCTGGCTGAACCTGACGGCCGGCATCGAGGAAGAAACGCCAGGCGGCCCGCACTGGTTTGAGTACCAGCTGGCGCTGGAGAGCGTGCCGGGCGAGCGCGAGCTGCGCAACATCATCGGCCTGGCCCGCATTTCGCAGCCCGTGCGCAGCCGCCTGTCGCGCGTCTATCACGGCCTGGACCTGCGCCGGGCCCGCTGGGACGAATTCAAGTGGAGCGACGGCAGCCTGTATTGCGCGGACAGCGGCGTCTACGACCCCGACCTAGACGTCATCCTGTCGTTCATGCGCCGCGGCACGGCGTGGAGCGAAGTCGGCGAAATCCTGAGCTTCAGCGTGCACACCAGCGAGCACGCCGTGCAGGCCCGCTACGAGGATCGGCTGATCTACAGCTTCGGCTTCTACGACGACCTGGTCGGCCGCAACTACCCGATCCAAACCGACCGCGAGACCGGCATAATCGGGCAGGGTGTTGGCCGCAATCTGCTGGTGGCCGATGGCGGCAGCGGCGGCATGCTCGGCCAGGTGCGGGCAAACGGCGACTACATCGCCGACGGCAGCCTGGAGGCTGTGGGCTATCTGAGCTTTGGCCAGCAGAAAGCCGACGGCACATACCGGGCCAACGGCCGCCGGATCGAAATACCGCAGCCTGTGGCCAACCACTACACGCTCGACTTCACAACCGAGACCGCGGGCTGGGGCATGGTGCCCTGGGACGACCGCACCTGGACTGGTGTTTGACAAGGAAAGAAAAATGGCAACGACCGACCCCAACTTCGACGGCGTGATCGACCCAACTGCAGAGTGGGCCGACGTACCGCAGGCTTCGACCGAAATGCTGCTGCTCGGCGGCAGTGGCGGCCCGCTGAACGCCCAGGCCCTGGCGCTGGCCAAGCGCACGAAGTTTCTGAAAGAACAGGCCGAGCAGAATGCCGCGGATGTTTCCGGTGTACTGGCACGCACGGACCGTGCCGTTCTGTCATTCCCAGACTATGCGTCTGCAGAAGCTGCTGCGGATACGCTGCCGGATGGGCAGGAGGTCGAGGCGCCAAACGCTGACGGTCGGCTTTCGCATTTTGAGGTGCAGAGCGGTGATCTGGTGTTCAGGGACTTTGCACCGGATGCAATCCGCATGCAGTCCTATACAGCGCTGCGAGCATACACCGGCAATGCGCAGGCAGTGGACATTACGACCCCAGGAGTCGCCGGAAGATTCAATCGCGATGACTCTGACACAACTACCGCAGACAACGGCGGAACCGTGATTGTCGATGGGTACGGCCGTCGTTGGAAGCGTTTGCACAATGGCATTGTGTATCCAGAGTGGTTCGGCGGATCGACATCCGCCGCCATCACTGCTGCCGCAGCGGTTGCGTTTGCAAGCGGCTTCGTGCTTTCCGGTAGCGGAACATATTCTCTTACGGAGACTATCAATCTGCGCCAGGTGAAGCTGGCGATGCAGCATGCCACATTCAATATCGCTCACGCCGGGATCGGCGTGATCCTTGGTGGTCGAGCGAACCACGGCGACAACCCGCCGCAAGCCATTGGTACGGTAACGCGTAGCGTTGGATCGGATAGTCAAACGACGCCCGCTGTTCGCTGCATCGGTGCGAAGGGGCAGCACATCAGCGTCGAGTCCACCGAGTATTTCCAGGTTTACGCTGACACGCACAACGTAGGCGAGGACGCACTGGCTGCAATGGACTATTCCTCGGCGTACAGCAGTTTTCGCTTGAAACGCGCACCAATCGTTGAGCTGACCACAAATCCCGCAAACGCTGGAGGCGCTGGAAATTCCAATGGTGGCGGACGGTATCAATGGATCAACGAGAACAACTTTTACCTCAACCGAACGAACTTCGTCTATCTCAGCGGCACTTACGAGCACAACAACAATCGATTCTTTGAGGGAACGATGGAGGGTGTCGCCGCTATCAATATCCAAGTCGGGTCAAACAATCGTTTCTATCGCCTGCGCCATGAGCGCAACCCCGCGAACCCGGCAGAAGTTCTGGCGATTACATTTGCCGAGGGCACGTTCAACAATGTCGTTGAGGCGTCTTGGCAGTCCTCGCCATCTGCCTACCAGAACGCACCGTATGGTACTGACGTTGGCCTGGTGACTGTAAACGACAACGGAACAGGAAACAGTGTAGTTCATGCTCAAGAGAATGAGCGACAAGAAGCTGCTTTGCTTGACTTGTCGCCTTCGACGCCGTTCGTATCGAGCATTAACAAGGCCGTTGCTGGATCGAAGCTGCTGACGTGGAATACCGACATTGATGGACTGACAAACGTCAAGCACTTGATCAGCGGCAACTTCCAGGTCAAGCAGTCTTCGTTGCCGATCTATAACCAACCGGATCAACTCATAGAAGTTCGGAAGGGAGACCTGTTTGCGTTCTATTCTGACCTCACTGGATTCCGCCCGCGTGTGTACCTATACGATGCCAATCGGAAATTGATTACGTCGGAGCCTGCGACAGCACCTATTGTTGGATCGTCGTTCACTTGGAATACATCCGGCTTTTACAGTGTTGGTTCAAACGTGAACCAGCGGAGCCTAGCAGTTACTGACACATCGACCGTGAAATTCATTCGATTTGCCATCTGGGCTGGGAATGCCCTGGCGTCGTTCGAGTTCAAGACCCTGCGTGTCGTTGCCCGCTTCGCTCGCGAGTTGACCAACTTCCCCCGCCGCATTCATGACATCAAAGAGCCGCGCCGCCTGCCATCTTTGATGTATGCGACTGATGCAGACGTGAACATGCTTGAGGTTGGGCAGGGTATCCCTTGCTATCGTCTTGATATGGCGGCAATGAAGATCAACCTTCGTCGCACAGTTCATGATGTTGTGAGCATCAGCGGTAACGTTCTAACTGTCACTGGGAACCCGCAGTATGCAAATGCGAATTCTGTTGTGGTGTATGTGGATTCTGGCGGCGTGGAGCAGTCCGCCGCGGTGTCTAGCATCGCAGCGGGCGCAATCACGCTCTCCTCGGCACCTCCATCAGCGATTACTGCGGGTGTTCGCATCGTTTTGCTCCACACCGTAACTAAGACGCTTGCATGATGCGATGGTGTGTGTTGGCATAGACGCTGCGCATTTAAGTCTGGTGTCACCTCCACTGTCGTGACGCCACAATTGCTCCAACTAGGAGTGATTGATGGCGCTGGAGGTTTTTCTTCAAAGTCATTTGCATGTGCAGGCAGCAAACGATTGCCACTTATGCAAGGCGTGGTCGAAGGCTATACTACGGCCACGCCATTTTTTCGAGGATTACGCGATGGCAATTCTGCCCCGCTCCGGCCGTGTGGCCCTTGCTGCCTCCATCAAAGACCAGCCGCTGCATCTCGCCTGGGGTCTTGGCAATCCTGCATGGGGAGAGAGCTTCCCAGCCGAGAATGCCGACGCCACAGGGCTGATATCGGAGGTCGGCCGCCGCGTCATCACGTCGGCCAGCTACGTCGTTCCGGATTCGGCCGGCGACATCGAAATCACTGGAGCCGGCCGCTTCACGATCACGACGACCCCAACCAACCGGCTGCTGGTCAGCACGAAGTTCGACTTCGCCGACGCACCTAGCTCGGTGATCCGAGAGTTCGGGCTGTTTGTCGGAACCGAAGTGATGGCCGGGCTGCCGCCTGGGCAGATGTACTTCACGCCTGAACAGATCGTGGACCCCGGCACGCTGCTGCAGCTTGAAAACTGTCTGCCGGTCTACCGCAGCGCAAGCACGCGCGAGCTGCGCGAATTCCTGATCATCTTCTAAGGGCTGTCATGGCAACGTACCCCATCGACAACTACTACGAGCGCGACGAAGTCGCCCGCGGCACCGAGCACATGCTGATGCGTGCCGGCTACGGTGCGCAGTCCGCGGAAATCAACGAAATCCAGACGCTGATGAAGGCCCGCCTGCAGGGCGTTGCCGACGCGCTGTTCAAGGATGGCGACATCATCCGCGATGCCCAGGCCCTGGTGGACGACACCACAGGCTCCGTGCAGATGCAGAGCGGCGCCCTGTACCTGCGCGGCGCCGTGCGCGGCGTGGCGCCGGCAAACTTCACGATCCCCGTGGACCGAACCGTTACCCTGGGCGTGCGCCTGCGCGAGCAGGTCATCACCGAGCTGGATGCGCCTGACCTGCGCGACCCCGCAGTGGGCACGCGCAACTACAACGAGCCAGGTGCCGGTCGCCTGATCGTGACTGCGACATGGGGCTGGGACGGTGACGGCCAGGACGGCGACTTCCTCGGTGTCTACACCGTGGAAAACGGCATCCTGCTATCCAAGGAACCGCCGCCACAGCTCGACAGCGTGACCCAGGCGCTGGCGCGCTACGACCGCGACAGTGCTGGCGGCAACTATGTCGTGGAAGGCCTGGGCGTGAACGCCAGCTATGACCGCGTCGCGCAGAAAGTCGTGGTGCTGGTCTCCGAAGGCCGGGCACGGGCCAATGGCTACGGCATCGAGGTGCCGCGCTCGCTGCGCCTGCCCTATGACGCCGACCCAGACCTAAAGGACGTGATTTCCGAGCCGCACACCTTCGTGCCTGGCGGCGACGGCAAGATGCGGATCAACCTCGACGCCACGCCAGTGGTCGAAATCAAGCAGGTCCGCATCACCGCCGAAAAGACCGTGACCATGACGCACGGCGCATTCTCCGGCGCCAAGGACCCGCTGCCCGACAACAGCGTGCTGTCCATCATTGAGGTGAAGCAAGGCGGCACGACCTACGTGAAGGACACCGACTACAAGCTGACCAGCAACCAGGTGGACTGGTCGCTGGAAGGCGCGGAACCAGCGCCCGGAAGCTCCTACACCGTCAAGTACCAGTACCTGACCGAGGCCACTGACATCACGGGCCAGGACGACACCGGGTTCACGCTGGGCGGTGCCGTTCCGACTTCGCTGGTCACCGTGGATTACAGCTTCGCGCTGCCCCGCATCGACGCCCTGGTGCTGGACAGTGACGGCCGCGTGAACCGCATCAAGGGCGTGGCCAGCCAATACTCGCCAGCCGCGCCTGGCACGCCAGACACCATGCTGCGCATCGCCGGCCTGCGCCACAACTGGAGCACTGACCCCGACGTCATCCGCGACCCCGTGGTGGCGCTGCCCATGGAGGAACTGCAGGGCATGCGCGAACTGGTGTTCGACCTGTTCGACCTGGTGGCCCAGGAACGCCTGCGCAACAACGTCGCGCTGAGCGATCCCACAGCCAAGCGCGGCGTGTTCGTGGACCCGTTCAACAACGACAACCTGCGCGATGCCGGCATTGCCCAGGGACTGGCCATCATCGATGGCGAGCTGATGCTGCCCATTGCGCCTGACGTGCACGACATCGGCACCGACCTGACGGTACCGCAGCTGCTGCCCTACACCGTCGAGGCGCTGATCGAGCAGCCCTACAAAACGGGCTCGATGAAGATCAACCCATACCAGGCTTTCGACCCCATCCCGGCGACCATCGCACTATCGCCTGGCGTGGACTTCTGGACGCAGACCAATGTTGTCTGGGCAAGCGACATCACCCGCCGCTTCTTCCAGGGAACCGGAAACAGAATCACAGTCACGACGAGCGCTGGAGTTCAGGTCGTGTCTGTTACCGAGAAACAGGCCGAGTTCCTGCGGCAAATCCAGGTGGGCTTCAAGATTAAGGGTTTCGGCCCTGGCGAGGTCCTGCAGTCGCTGACATTCGACGGCCTCGCCGTCACACCGGAGAACCCATAACATGGCGACACTTGTAGCCAACGCAGCCGGCGAGGTGTCCGGCAAGTTCACGATCCCCGCCGGCATCCAGGCGGGCACCAAGGCTGTTCGCGCTGTCGGGGCCGCCGGCAGCGCTGGCGTGACCAGTTTCACGGGCCGCGGCACCATCCGCACCGAGGAACGCCGGCGCGTAACGACAATCACCGAGACCGCGCAGTCGTCCGATCCACTGGCGCAGACCTTCACCATGGAGGCACCGCGGCACATCGCCGGTGTTGACCTGTGGTTCGCGGTGGCAGGCGCCAACGACGTCCTGGTGCAAATCCGCGACACGCTCGCCGGAGTACCAGGCAGCAGCGTGCTGGCCGAAAAGCGCATCAAGCCGTCCGAAATCATCGGCAGCGGCCAGCACACCCGTATCCTGTTCGACGCTCCCGTCTGGCTCGATGCTGGCCGTGAATATGCCCTGGTGGCGCTGACCGACAGCGCGACCGCCGCGCTGCATGTCGCCGAGCTGGGCAAGTTCGACGCCACGGCGCAGAAGTGGATCACCGGTCAAGCCTACCAGGTGGGCGTGCTGCTGTCGTCCAGCAACGCAAGCACCTGGACCGCGCACCAGGACAAGGACTTGACCTTCCGCCTGCTGGCCGCCCGCTTCACGGCTACCAGCCGCACCATCCCCCTGGGCGTAGCCAATGTCGCCGACTGCAGCGACCTGCTGGCCGAAATGACCATCGACATTCCGGCGACTGGCACAAATGCCCAGCTGCTGGCCACCGCGCCGAGCGGCGAGGTGTTCCGCATGGCTCCCGACAAGCCCGTGGCGCTGCCATCCCGCATCAATGGCAACGTCGCGCTGTCCATGCTGCTGGAAGGCAACGCCGTTGCCTCGCCTGTGCTCTACCCCGGCATGCAGTTCGTGGCCGGCGATCTGGAGCAGAGCGGCACCTATGTAACCCGCGCTTTCCCGGCAGGCACCAGCGCCCGCATCAGCGTGACCTTTGAGGCCTACGTGCCGGGAACCGCCACGGTGACAGTGGAAATCCAGAAGCAGGACGGCAGCTGGCAGACGCTGACGCTGACCGGCGGCGTGGACGTCGGCGACGGCTGGGTTGAGCGCAGCTATATCCTGGCAGGCTTCACAGCCACGCAGACCCGCGTGCGCCTGACGCTGACCGGCACTGCCGCCGCACGCCCACGTGTGCGCAAGCTGCGCGCTGTCGCAACCGACTAACCGGGAGGTGTATGGCAACCCCAACGACCCCATGGCGCAGCTACCAAAAGCCAGACCCAGCCAACCTGCTTTCGCAAGACGTTCTCCGGCTGGTGGCAGCGCTCAATAGCATCGACCTCGACGTCTACAACCTGATAACCGGCTTGGCCCAGCTCAACGCAGCTGCCGTGAAGCTGAGCGGCACGCAAAGCATCCAGGGTCTCAAAACCTTCGAGGAAACGCCGCTGCTGCCTGACCTCCCGGTTTCTGAGAACAGCGCAAAAGCCGTCAACGCCAAGTTCGTCAAAGCCGCTATCGCGGCCTTGGTGGATACCGCACCTGGCACGCTGGACACGCTGAACGAGCTGGCCGCGGCACTGGGCGACGACCCGAACTTCGCGACGACCATGGCGACTGCGCTGGCCGGCAAGGCGCCGTTAGACCACAGCCACGCCATTGCAGACGTCAGCGGCCTAGGCGGTGCGCTGGCTGCGATCCTGCCTCCAGGCATGGGCCCGTTCCCTTGGTCCCGCACGCAGCTGCCTGCTGGCGGTTGGACATGGGCTGACGGCTCCATTCTGCTGCCCAGCACGCAATTCACAGACCTGCGCGCAGCCTATATCGCCGATGGCTTCCCATGGGGGCAAGACGGCAGCGGCAACCCTCTGCTGCCAGACATGCGCGGGCGTGTCCCAGCCGGACGCGACGACATGGGCGGAACCGCTGCTGGCCGCCTGAGTACCACGCTCACCGGCACGCGGGCCAGCACGGCGAACGGCATCATCACCGGCTTGTCTTCCACATCCGGGCTGTGCGTTGGCATGGCTGCGTTCGGCACGGGTGTCGGAACCGGGGCGGTGATCGCGACCATTGATTCGGCCACCCAGGTCACGCTGTCGGTCGTCAACGCGGCCACGGGAAGCGGCTCCATCCGCTTCAGCATCATCGACGGCAACACCCTTGGCGCCGCCGGCGGAAGCCAGGTGCACAAGCTGACCATCGAACAAATTCCTAGCCACACGCACACGCTGGCTAGTCGTGCTGACCGTAACACAGCCTCTGGCGGCTCTGACAACGTTCCGGTGCAGAGCGCCGGCAATGCCGGGTTCACGTCCAACGCTCGCGGTGGCGACCAAGCGCACCCAAACATGCAGCCTACGGTGGTGGTCAATTACATCGTCAAGACCTGACAAACGAATGCCAGTTCTTGCCGACGACGTTTATTGCTAGAATTGTTCAAGTACCTGGAAAGGGTTTTACATGAGCGAGAATTTCCTCCACGGCGCCGAAGTCGTTGAAATCAACGACGGCACGCGCACCATCAGCACTGTCCGGTCCAGCGTGATCGGTGTTGTCGGCACGGCTCCGGACTCCGCTCCAGAGGTGAAGGCGACACTGGCCACCGGGGCAGTGGGTTCCAACAACGCGCTGACCTACACCGCGAAGCTGAACGGCGCCCTGGGCAACGGCATCAGCGTGCACCAAGTGGACCCGCGCGCCAACGACGCCACCCTGCAGGTCACGGTATCTGGCAAGGCCATCCGTGTGTCGCTGGCGACCGGCGCGACCGGCACCATCACGTCCACCGCTGCGCAGGTCCTGGCGGCCGTGCAGGCCAACACTGCGGCCGCCGCGCTGGTGACCGTGGCGAACACCGGGGCCAGCACTGGCGCCGGTGTCGTGACGGCATCGTTCCGCCCAACCAGCCTGGCCGGCGGCGAGGACGAGGCGTTCCCGCTGAACAAGCCCGTCCTGGTGCCTGCCGACAAGACCCTGGCTGCCAAGCTGGGCAAGGCCGGCACGCTGTTCCAGGCCATGAAGGGCATCTTCGCGCAGACCGGCGCTGTCGTGGTGGTCGTGCGTGTCGAGGAAGGCGAGGACGAAGCCGAGACCATGGCGAACGTCGCCGGCGGCATCGAAGCCGGCACCGGTGTCTACAAGGGCGCCTATGCGTTCCTGGGCAGCGAAACCGCGAACGGCTTCTGCCCGCGCATCCTGATCGCGCCAGGCTGGACGCATCAGTACGATGCGCTGACCCAGGCCAACCCCGTGGTGGCCCAGCTGCAGGGCGTAGCCAACCGTCTGCGCGCCGTGGTCATCGCCGACGGCCCCAACACCAACGACGCCGACGCCATCCAGGCCCGGCAGAACTACGGCGGCAAGCGCGTGTACTTCCACGACGTGCACTACACCGTGCAGGACGACGACGGCGCCATCATCGACGTGCCGGCATCCAGCTATATCGCCGGCCTGATCGCCCGGGTGGACAACGAGGAAGGCTTCTGGGTCTCGCCGTCGAACCACGAAATCTATGGCATCCTGGGCACGGCTCGCCCCATCGACTTCGTGCTGGGCGACAGCAGCAGCCGCGCCAACCTGCTGAACGAGCAGGAAGTCGCGACGACCATCCGCAAGGACGGCTTCCGCCTGTGGGGCAACCGCACCACCAGCATCGACCCCAAGTTCGCGTTCGTCAGTGTCGTGCGTACCGCCGACATGATCAACGACAGCATCCTGCGCGCCCACATGTGGGCCGTGGACCGCAACATCACGCGCACCTACTTCGAGGACGTTGCGGCGGGCGTGAACGCCTACGGCTCCCGCCTGCAGGCCCAGGGCGCCATCGCCGGCCTGGAGTGCTGGCCTACCAAGGACCTGAACACGGCCGAGAACATCGCCGCCGGCCGGGCCTACTGGGACTTCGAGTTCAGCGCCTACGCGCCAGGCGAGCGCCTGACCTTCCGCTCGCTGCTGAGCAACCGCTTCCTTGAGGAGATCATCTGATGCTGCCCCGTGTACTCAAAAACTTTACGGCCTACATTGACGGCCGCGGCTACATCGGGCGCGTCGAGACCGTCACGCTGCCCGAGCTGACCATCAACGCCGCCGAATACCGCGGCGGCGGCATGGATGCCCCTGTGGACCTCGACATGGGCATGGCCAAGCTCGATGCCCAGATCGTGCTGGCCGAGTACAACCCCGATGTCATCAAGCTGTTCGGCCTGTTCAGCGCAAACACGCCCGTGGTTCTGCGCGGCGCTTCGCATCGCCAAGGCGAAACTGCGGATGTGCCCGTCGTCATCCGCTTGGTTGGCGGCATCAAGCAGCTGTCGCGCGCCCAGTGGCAGGCCGGCACCAACAGCGCCATGACCATCTCTGTGAACGCCAACATCTACCAGGAAATCATCGGCGGCGAGACCCTGGTGGACATCGACATCATCAACAGCAAGCGCATCATCGGCGGCGTTGACCAGCTGGCCGGCGTTCGTGCCGCACTCGGAATCTGAACATGAGCGACGAAAAAGAACTGAGCCTGACAGTGAAACTGCTGGTGCCCGTCAAGGGCGCCGACGGCTTTGAAACCACCGAGCTGACCATGCGCGAGCTGACCGTGGACGAGAACATCGTCCTGGAGCGCCAGGGTGCCGGCAAAGGCCCGCTGGAGAACGACAAGGCGTTCTTCGCGATGTCCTGCGGCGTGTCGCCTGACGTGATCGGCAAGCTGGGCCAGCGCGACTGGCGCCGCCTGCAAAATCGCTTCTACGCAACGCTGGGAAAGTCCGACCCGGAGCCCGCGACCTCCGAGTGATCGTGGATGCCCTGGTGGGCTTCGGATACCCGTTCTCGGACCTGCGGCGCATGACGTTCACGGAGCTGAAGGAATGGCTGGAGGTAGCCATAGAGCGGGTTAAGCGGAT